ATCATGCTCGTCAAAATCTCTAAAAGGTCTTAGTTTATAAGCCATATTTTTCCTTATTTTTTGTTATTATCCGACTACGAAACCGTCGTAGTCAAAAGCTTGTTTGTATTTTTCGAAAAGAGAAGTTTGAGAAGCCGAAGAAGTCATTGGAATATCAACAACTTGCTTTTCAGCTTTATCAGTAACCTCTTCTACAATTTGGGCGACGGAAGCTTTAGATTCCTTATCGTCTTCTTTCTTATCGTTTTTCTGCCCCTTTTTCTTGCTCTTCATGAACACGGCCATCTTATCTTTGAAGGCGGCAAAAGCAGAGTCTTCCATTTCAGCTATCTCGGTAGCTAAAATTTGTCTAGTCTCAGCGTCTAAGTCGTACTCAGCATCAAAAGCGCTCATTCTCTCATTGAACTTCTCAGAAGCTAGAATCTTTTGTTTTTCAGCTTCAGCAGTAGAAAGGGCTTCTTTAAGAGCAGAGATCTCTTTCTGGAGAGTGTCTTGGTTAGCAACCAAAGTATCCAAGCTTTCCTTGGTAGATTTTAGTTGCGATTCAACAGAAGCTTTTTCAACAGCGAATTTCTCCGAAGCTGTCTTAAGCTCTTGTTCGATCAGATCAGAAATTTGAGAAGCCGTAGCTTGCTTCAAATTCTCATCGTTAATATCTTTGAGGCTGGTAATTTTCATAGCTTTATTATCTATAATAGTATTTACATCTAAATTTTCTATTTTGGAAATATTTTCTTCTTCAGGCTGTTGTTTTTCTTCAATTTTAATGGTGGCGACTCCTTTTACATCAGCAGCAGGAGTCTCTGTAAGACCAATTCCAAGAGGAACAACATTACCTATTACTTTTCTGTATAGTGATTTGCTTTTATCTATCTTTCCTGAGCCGCCGAATGTTCTGAGATTCGCTTTTAGTGTTTCAATCTCGCTTGCGTCAGAAATTTCTAAACCATCTTCTATATTCTTTGACTCTCCTTCAATGACTATCAAATTATACTCATTGAAACCAAGTTCCCAACTAGCGCTTATCTTTTGATAATTGGCACTAGTTGAGTCACTTGAATCTTCTATCATTGTAGCTAAATTAGGATTAGCTATTTTCCAAATAACCCCGCCAAGAGTAATATTATATGGACCCTTTAGATCTTTTACTTGATCTTCCGTAAGAGGAGCGTCTGATCCGAACTCACTAAACCCAGCGGTTAAAATAACACCAACAATTTTTTCTCTGTTATGTTCTAAATTAATTGGTTTATTTATAAAATCTTTGTAAGATGCGAGAGCAGTTAAACTGTCAATAACATCACCGTTTCTGTTTACTCTATTCACAACAGCAGCATTAAATGCAACAGGAAGCAAATCTACGTTCTTCTCTGTGTCAACATTCGGAATGAAACTACCGACTTCTGCTAAAGAAGCTAATGCTAAATACTTATCCTTCTCTTCGGAAACCAATGGTTTTAGAACAGAACTAAATGTTGTAATATATTTAAAGCTCATAATTAAATTTCGTACCACTTATTGCATTTGTCTTTTGGAGAAGCTATATACAAATTATTCAAATTACCAAAATCAAACTCTAGCCCTGATTTTTTTAATTCTTCCTTAGCTTTTTCTACGCTTATCTCCACCTTGCTCCCATTTAGAAAACTATTAACCTTAGCCATTGAATAAGTGTTTATATCAATCGACTCGTCCTTAATGTAAGAAGAAGCTGCGTTTGAATACTGTTCTATTAGTTGATTTATGGTAGTTTTTTTCTTATTATTAGTGTTATACTCATGGACCTTCTCTTTCAGCACAGACATCAGCTTCAGAGAAAAGTCTAGATAAAAATCTACTTTCTCTGATTTGCCAGCAATCGCTACCCCTTCGATTTGCAGTTCTTTTTGCATTGTCTTATTATATTACACAAATTATTGACTATTTTGACTATAATTTAATACAGCAGCAGAAAAGAGATCAATAGAATGTTCTTGTGATATATTAGTTAATTCTTCGAGTCTTTCTATATTTTGTTTCGCTTCTCCATCCAGATATGATTTTATAGAAGACGACCAGTCGTCTTTTTTCTCATTCATAAAGATGTCTTTCGCTATAGATTCTGCTACTATTTTTTGGTCATTATTAAGAGATTTCTTTTTATGTTTTTTCTTAAGGAAATCTTCTACTTCAGCATTCAATGTTTCGTAATCTTTAAAAGACTGAGATATATTTTTTACAGAATAAGAAGCTATGGCTGGTGCTTTTTTGTTCTCTCCTTTTTGCGAAGTATTTTTAGTTGTTTGAGGAGCTTTTGCTCCGGGAGGTCTTCCGGTGCCTATGGCCCCAGCTCCACCACCAGCAGCGATAGGAGCATATAAACCGTCGTCTTTGTAGCCTTTAAATTTATTTTGAGATTCTAATGACTCGTCTGGTTCTGGAAGCCTTCCTGATCTGATAGCTTCTACGCACTCGTCGGGAGTCAAGATGCCTAATTGAGCTAATTGAGCTGACACTCTATTCCATACAGAAGCGTCTCTAATATCAATCTCTTCAAAATGAGGAGATGGAAAATTTTTAAAACCTAAATCTTTGCAAAGTCTTTTAATTTCTGGAGCTAAGAAATCATTCAAGAAAGCTTGCCTTCCTTGCTCTAATCTTTGGAAAAATATATTTACTTTGATACTAGTAGCTGAGAATTTTTCATCTCCGATAAGAATATTATTTAAACCTTGTTGGATGTCTGTGTTTACTACTTCGTATTTCTTTGGGTCAAGAATAGCTGCTATATCAGGGATAATGAACTCTGCTTTTGTAGTGAAATCAGAAACAAGAACTTTTCCTACTGATTGGTTTTGGAAAAGAGTTTGCATAGCTTCAATATTTTTTTGATTAATATTGAGCGTGCCGTTTTTCATCTCACTGCCCATTGTAATTAGCAATACCGCTTGCTGAGTTGTGCGAGTGATGGCCATGTCCATCTTTTTCATTTCCTGCTTCCAGTTAATGTCTTCTAAAACTGGGAAACCCATAGGCACAGAGAATGGCTCGTAATCTTGCTTCTTGTAAAATACAGCGTTAACTCTATCTGTATCAAGAGGAATCATTATGTAAGCTCCCGCTCCAGATAATACTTTCTTTTGCAACCTTAGTTTATTTTGCTCGTCTAAACTCTTTAGGACTTCTCTATCTTCATCTGTAGTTGGGTTACGAAGTCTTTGCAATTCATAATCTGTAAGAATTTTATAATAATTGCCGCCAACAAAAGAAATATTTCCGCCATACTGGATATCTGACGGGTTCAATATCATGTATTTAGATGGCAACTTAAGGCTGGGAGCAGCAGCAGTTGAGATATCATTACCAAATACTTGCGTTATTTTATTTATATCTTCTTGCCCGACTTTATAATCGAATCTATAAATGAATACATTTCCAGAGCGATAATATTCTCTAAAAAACTTATCTATAAAATTATCTATATTAATCTTTTTAAATAAGGCATCAAAAAAATCTCTAGCTTTCTTATTCCCTCCAGTGAAGTAAATTTTACTGCAAGAAAACTCAGTCATCAAGTCGATTACATTTCTAAAAGAAGAAAAATTGTAATAAGCTTTCTGGCATAAAACTACTGCGTCTCTAATATTTAGAGAACTCTTATTTTGAACATTGTTAGAATATTTAAAAGGAACCAAACCGTAATCAATGTTTGAGAATCTTTCTGTCCTTTCGATAGTGCCAGCTGAATTTCTACGAGCAGGTATAGACGCCTGCTCAGATGCTGTAGCATAGCTGGTCATCATCGGAATTACTTCTGGTTGTTTCTTTTTTCTCATTTTGAAATCCTTATAAAATCATCAGAAAATTACCGCTTCTGAAAAGCGTACCATTAGGAAGCGATCCTGTTTGGGTTTGAGTTGGTAAATTTGGCAATAAAACATATCCAGATATACCGCTTAATACTATTGATTTTCTGCTAGAATGTCCAAGAACTAAAGTATAATCATCAAACAGCTCCATCATTGGAAGACCAGCAGAATCAGCTACAGACCACAAAGAATTAGTTACTCCAGTCTCTATGAAAGATATAAATGTTCCGCCTGAACCTACTATTGATACTGATCCAGAAGCTGCAACTATTGCTATAGAACTTGGCTTTCCTACTCCACTTAAATTTATTCTTTGGAAAGTTGTATCAGAATTGAAGGTTTTTTTTCCTGTGAAATTAAAATTTTCTCCACTTGCAATACTGTTTATAATTCCTGAATTAGATGACGCAGTAATTTTAGCGTCTAATACTCCTGACACAGTATTAGTATAACTTGTAGAATAGCCACTTAAAGTATTAATTTTAGAATCTAAAAAACCTCCAGTGCCAGTTATGGTCGCTGAAAGATTTCCGCTTACGGTATTTACGTATCCACTTAAAGATAAGACAGAGCCGCTTAAATTAGCTCCTGTAGAAACTAATCTAGCATCTAAAATTCCACTTATAGAATTAGTATATAAAGCAGCGTATTGGCCTGTTGCTAATGTATTCGAGCTGGCATATCCAGAAGAGTTATCTATTTTTGTGTTTAGTGTACCCGTTGCTGCGTTAAGCCCAGCTTGAGTAAGAAATCCAGAAGGATTAGAGGCGACTGGATAATAGTTTTGATTTCCGACTTCAACAAAGAAGCCGGAAAACTCAACTTGATCTACCTGTTTCCTTCTGACTAAATTCGCCATACTATATTAAAGTTACACTAAAACATTACCGGAGTAAAAGTAAATGTATTAGTTTCTACATTTTGTTTCATTATATCGTTATAACATTTGACTCCCCAGTTAGCCAACATAAACGCAGAATAATTATCTTTTCTAGCTCTTGTCGCTGAAGAACCTCGTTTTAAATGTTGTGGCAAATCGAAGTTTTGCATGCCTCTGGAAGTAGTAGTGTATTCTACCATAGAGCATTGTTTTTTTGTTTGGTAAATGAAGTCATCTTGATTTTCTATGAAGTCTAGGCTGCTCCAGTCTTCTTTATCTCCTGTAAATATCAATTCTTTTGGTAAAGTAGATCCTATAGCTTCATTAAAAAATTTATCATTAGAGCAAGTTCTAGAAGCAAATAAAACTTTCTTATAGTCAATACACGCTTGAAGATATTCGTTTCCTTTTCTAATGAAGTTCGAAGAAAACACTTGGTTGAATGCTATTCTTTTTTCCGATAGATTATATTGTGATCTAGCGTTCTTGACTTGCATATCGTAGTCTGGGCCCTCTGCTTCTGCCACGAAATCTAGTAGTTTAATATTTATTTTTGCATTTTTAAATACTTCGGATTGATTGCAAGTGTCTATAAATATATCTGCACCAGCGTTATCGGCAACAACACATACAACATCAAAATGAGTCATCAAATACCCAAAGTATTTAACGTGATTATTTAAGTTACCAAGACCAGAGTAAGTATGAACAAGTATGCCGACCCCTGTCTCTTCATCTAATTCCATAACAGCAATAGCAAAATAATCAGCATTTGGACTATCGCTCATATTCGGATCTATCCCTACAATATATTTTTTTCCTGGAGTGCCTCTGACTAAAGTGTGAGGGTACTCATCTTTTAAAGTACAATCTTCCATTTTCTTTGCGCTAAAATAACTGTCTGAGCCATCAGTAAATTGCGCACAATACTCTCTAAGAAAAGATGAGTGAGAAGTGCCTCCACTTTGAGCTTCTTCGATAATGGTTTTATCTATCATCTCTGCTGGTAAAGCTTCAAATCCAAATTGAGAAACAAAATAAGAAGACTCTCCCTTTTCTGGAGATGTAATTTGATTTATCCATTCTTGATAAGTCTTATATAAGTTTTCAAATGTATAACTAGCAGAAGACAAAGCTATCATCTTTGAGTTATTTACAAATACCATTCTTTCTTCTTCTTTCATCTTGCCTTTTTTAATCAGCAAGTCTTCCATTTCGCGGATATCAATACGCCTCTTCATATCTTGCGGGGCGACAAGGAATGGCATCAATACATTTTTAATAATCTCTTCAGGCAGGAGCATGAACTCGTCAAGAACTAGAATATTGGCGCGAAAACCACGAATCTTTTCGCCGCTTAGCGGAATAGCCCTGATCGACCCACCATTTATGTCCCATTCGTAAAGATCGTTTCTCTTGCTCTTAGCCCCGAAGGCTTGCAGCAATAATTCTGCGCCTTTGGTTTCAGACATTTTTTCTATATTATTAAATATCGCTCTAGCTGTACGAAACGTAGGACCAGCTATAAGAATCTTTGTATTTGGTTCAAAAATACATTGTAGCACACAATATATACTAGCGATAAATGACTTGCCGCAACCACGGCCCCAAACACACATGGAAAAGTTTCTATTAAACATCCCTTTCAAAGTTATTTCTTGATAAGGCGAAAGTTTTATTCCAGTTAACAAATAAGTTGTAATATAAAGATTCTGGCGGAGGAATTTAATCAATGTAATTTTAGCTTCTTTGTCTCCAAGCTCTCCTTGGATTTGCTTAAATATCTCATTGTAATTATCTGTCTTTTTTTTGTATTTGGTTGTTTCGTGCCACATATTACAATAGTTTTAAGTCGTACATTAATTGAAGATCGTATTTTTTATATTGTTTATCGCTAAAAAATATTCTTTTCATTACTCTCACGCACTCTTCTCTGCCATCGACAAACAAGAATTGCACATTGGTATACTTTTGTATGAGTTCTCTTACGTTAAAGAAAACAAACTCTGGAGTAACTTTAATTTTCTTAGATACATAATTTAAATGTTGAAAGCTTAAACACTCTTGGAGTGGCCGTTCTATTAATACAATTAGATTAGCTTCTGCTGCTATGGAGCGCTCTATCTCTCGGCAGAATCTTTCGTATCCGCCACTCATTGTGCCAATAAAATCAGAGATAGACTTTCTTTCTATGTAGCATTTATTATCCGGGTCATTGATAGCGTAGTCTCCAAATTTTAAACCCTTAACTTCGGTAGGATAATCGATAACTAGAGGCATCTGCTCTCTCGTATCAATATAAATACTAAAACCGTCTTTAATTTTATATTTCAAAGCTTCTTTTGGGTATTCGTATTTGTTCTTAAAACCCATATCGCTACAAAGTTTATAATAATCAACAAAAAGGCTATGGTAATAAGGCAAGGGAGGGCTAGTAATAGAGCGCAGCTCCACTTCCGTAGGGGCATAATTTAAGTTGTGTTTTTCTTTTCTTTGTGAGAGAAATTTTTTTAGATATTCTTTTTGGGCTTCTACTGTTTGTTGCTTCAGCCACTTCTTCATGGAGTTTTTATTATTAAAATCGTTAGAGAAGTAATAGTCTTTGTTTTTGAAATTTATTAATTCTCCAGTAAGCAAATCGTGTCTCGGTTCGTGAGCTTGGTAGTATTCTACCATTCTCAACTTATGAGATTTAAGATGCCCATGAAAAGATTTATCTGTTTCAAACTCTACATTGCAAATTTTACATTTAACCATCTAAGACCTCCTCTTCTGTTAGCCCAAAAATTCTTGCTTTAATATCATCCATAGATGACAAGCGGCCAATTTCGTCTTTTAAGACCTCTCTTCTCATGTCGGCCATTTTTAGCATTTCGCTTCGGCTTTCTTCGTCTTTCCACATTAGCACAAGGTTTAGAATAGAAGCATTGTCTTTCACTTGCTTTTGCATTCTTTCACTTCGCTTTACTTTTAGATCATTCAGTAGTTTTTGTTGACGCCCAACGCATTGATTGTATTCTGTTCTGGCTGAAGTGACTGCTTCTACAAGAACCATAGGGATTTTTTGCCCTGAGTCCATTTCCATATTTATCTGCTCTTGTAAAGTTTGGATCGTCTCCTGAATATTTGAAGAGATTACAACTTCTGTAGCTAATATAATATACTGATCAACTTCTTCTTGGGTTAAGTCTGATTTATCATATGCGTATCTAATAAAACTGCTCTCGAACAATTCCCTATCTACAGGCTCCACATAAGTACCAATCTGATGCAAAAATCTATAAGTATGCAAATAAGAGATAAGAGAGGTTAGTTCTTTTTTTTGCTTTGCGCTTATCTTGTCTTTATCTATGCCATCGAGAACGTATTTATTAACTCGGACCATTGCCCTCTCTTGATTCTTAGGCGGCTTATAATCACCTTGCAGCTCTTCTTCTGTCTGGATTGCCTTTACTTGCTTGGGCAAAGTATTCAAATACTCCTCTACGCTCCTAGACTCTATAGATAAATTACTAAGAGTATAATTATTAAATAAAGATCGGGCCAAGTCTACAGCCGTCATCATTGAGGCGTTGTTAGTAATGAAATCTTTTTGCTCTTGAGTAAATTCTGCTCTGTCTTTTGGCGTGTACTCGCTCTTTGTCTTAACTTTCAAGTCTCTTGAGGCGAGGAACTTCTTCACAGCTTTGCCGTAAAGACTTCTGCCATCTATATTTGGTATTTCTGGAAAAACTAATTGAGTTAACTCTTGT